TATATATTGGTTTAATGCAGTAGTTGTTAAAATAAAAAAACCTGCAGTAAATGCTATTTTAGCATCTAAATTAGTAAATTCATAATGTTTTCTTAAAGGATTAAAACGCCACATTAAAAATAAACAAATATAAATTCTAACATAATAATCTAATTGTTCAATATATTTTTGAGCTGATTCAGAAAATCCTAAAGCAGAAATAATAATTAATATATATATTAAATAAAATGTATAATCAAATGCATTATCTTGAAATGTATATAGTTTTATATGCATTATATATAAAATAAAAGAATATAATTAATTTTTTTTTTCAGTTTCAGAATAAAATGTTAATGTACGAGCACTAGGGTCAGTAGCATTTGTATATTTTGGCATCCAAAAATAAGGTAAAATATGTGAACAGTTTGGATAAGCACCATCAAATATCATCTTATAATAACGTTTTTCTATTTCAATACATGGTTCATAATTATTTCTTTCATAACTACTTAGATGAATAGAAATATGTTGTTGTAAAATTTGAAACAATGAACGTCCGTGTGAGCTAACACCATCGCTAAATGCTTCTTTTTTTCTCCAAAGAATTTCATCTGGTAGTATAGGTTTTGATTCATAATTTTCAAAATTACTTATAGTAAAGCTTTGTCTTAGAATATATTTTTCACATTGTTTATAATTTTTATGATTTCTAAAATATGGAGGAATTGATAAAATATAATTTACAAAACTTCTATCCAAAAATGGTGTTCTTGGTTCGAGTCCATGAGAAGAAATCGATTTATCAGAACGCAAAACATCAAACAAATGAATATCATTTAACAATCTTCTGGTTTCTTTGTCAAACTCAATATCATCAGGACATTTATTCATATAAAGATAACCGCCAAATAATTCATCTGAGCCATCACCATTAAAAATTACTTTTGCTTCACTATTTTTGCGAATGTATTTTCCTAACAAAAAATTACCAATACTAGCTCTTACAGTTGTAGTATCATAACTTTCAATATTATAAATTACTTCAGGAATTGCATGACACATTTCTTGCTCAGTGACAATAATTTCAGTATGATTAGTACCCAAATAATCAGCAACAATTTTAGCATATTTTAAATCCTCTGAACCTTGTAATCCAATACTATATGTTTCCAATTTATTTGGAATATTATGTATATTATAAAAATTATTAACTAAAGCCGCAATTAAACTACTATCTAGACCGCCAGATAGCAGACAAGCAATCGGTCTTTCAGTTGTTAAACAACGTTTTACAACTGCTGCATTTAGTAAATTAGATATTTTAAAATACACATCATCTAACAATAAACTATGAGAAAAATTAAGAATAAAATAAGGTGTATTTTTGTAGATTGTTGGTTCCCAAGAAGATATATATGAAGCAGAATAATTAAACATACTATAAGTACCAGGTTTAAATTGTTCAATAATATATGATTCTTTATCTAAATTATAAATATTACTTAAACATTTAAGCTCTGACGCAAATCCAAACATTTTTTTTGCTCTACAGTTTGCAACATCAATTATTTGATATAATGGTCTTACACCCAATGGGTCTCTAGCAATATATACATGATTATTTGAAGCATCATAAAGAATAAAAGCAAAAACCCCATCAAGCATATTAAGTGTTTGTTGAATACCGTACTTAAGATATAAATGAATAATAATTTCACAATCAGAACCAGTTTTAGGTTCTACTCCCATAAATTTATACAAGTCTTTATAGTTATAAATTTCTCCGTTACAAATTAAAACAATATTATCAATAACTAATGGTTGATTGGACTCTTCATTTAAACCATTTATTGCTAATCTATGAAACCCTAATATCATTTTAAGAAAAGAATATTCTAATTTAGAAAATTCAGGACCGCGATTTTTACCTTTTACAAATTCATTTTCAATAGATTGTAATGAGAGATTGTTATTTAAAATTGCAAAAATACCACACATTAATGATATAATAATATATTTAAAAATCTTTATACTAGTTAATTTAATTATTTATTATAATAAGTAATTAAATTAGGTTCAATATAAAAAATATATATTAATTATATAAATGAATAACTGTAATCAAGGACAACAAAATAGTGTATCTAAAATGCATCAAGAAACTAACATAAGAATTTATGATAGAAATATACCATCGCAAATATTACAACCGTATTTAGATGTACGCCCAGTTATGACAAAATATTCATATTTTCCAATTGTTGACCCTAGAAAAAATATAAAAACCACATTAAATGTGCAACCTACATTTAGTCCTCACACAGTATTTAACCCAGGAAATACACAATCACCGTGGTCAGGATTTGCTTCAAAAATTAATGTTGAATCGGAATTAAGAAATCAAATATATGCTTTACAAAAATGTAGTCAGGCAGTATTTGTTCCATCAAGTAATAGTGATTTATATAATTATAATTTTACACCAAAATCAACTCCTCAAACACACTCATTGTTATTCCAAAATCAAGGTTTTGCTCATTTTAATCCTAATCCAGATGAAAAAGTTGTTGGAGCAGATATGTTTATGAATTCTACTAGAGTACAAGTAAAAGATATGACAAAACAAAAATGTTAGAAAAAGAATACGATGTTTAACTTTATTTTTTTTAAAATTTAAATATATGTCGCAAGCTTTTGTAGACCAAGTAACTTTAGATTATTTATTAAATAAGGATATGTTTAATAAACAAATTAAAATTCAAAAGGCAAAATCAATTAATAAAGAAGATAGAAAATTTTATAAAAAAAGAATTTATAATTTATTTAAGGAACTATTAATAACAAAAGAGGAACCTGGAGATTTATTGCCAGATGTAAAATATGCTTATGATAATTTTATTAATTCATGTATTAATTATTTTAAAACAATTGATAATAATGATTTAAATCAAGAAGAATATAAAGATTTAGATGAAACTCACGATATTATTAGTATTCCAGAGTTAAAAGATAATAATTTACAAACAGAAGAAGATGCTAATAAACTTTTAATGCGTTCAATTAAAATTACAACATTGCCTTTAGATAATTTTGTCAAAAGAAAGACTACAAAGGTTGAAGAAAAATTAATATTACCAAAACAAAAAGAAATAAATTTAAACGAACCAGAATTAAAAATAAAAGGTATTAATAAAAAGAAAAATATCACTAATAAATATGATGAAATACTTAACACAAAAAAGGAAATTCAAGAAGAATCAAACAAGAAATAAAAATAAAGTGCGAATAAATAAAACAAAAAGAAAAATACAAACTGGATATTCTAAACGTAAAGTAAAACTGCAGAAAGTAAATTGCAGTCCAAAAGATAAAAAAGAAATAAATGATTTTAGTTGTTATACAGATAAAGCATTATATAAGTTAAGAGATTTATGGAATGCTAGACACCCAGATGTAAAAATTAATACAAATGACACAAAAGAAATACATAAATTATTAACTGAATATTTAAGTGGTATATGTAATAAAGAATCTTGTTGGATAAAGCAAAAAAAAGAATTTGGACAAATAAGTAGTGAAATAACTGATTCTTTTGCACCAGAGTCACCATCAGAATGGAAAACAAATCCAAATGAGTGGTTATCAAGTATTGATATAATGAAAGTAATGAAACAATATGAAAAGGCATATAAATGCTTTGATTTTATAGGACCATCACCAATTGATTTTGATACAAGAAAAATATATGGTGAATGTGTTTGGGAAGAATTGTGTAATTTTAATTTAGCTAAACAAATTAAAGATGGTAAAACTAAAATAGGTATAATATTTAATACAGACCCTCATGATAAACCAGGTCAACATTGGATATCAATGTTTATTAATATAAAGAAAAAACATATTTTTTTCTTTGATAGTACTGGAGATAAACCTTCATCAGAAATAATGGCATTAGTTAATAGAATTAAAAAACAAGGATTAGCGTTAAATCCAAAAAAAATATTTAAATTTGATAGCAATGAAGGAATAGAACATCAATATGGAAATACAGAATGTGGAATTTATTCATTATTTTTTATTGTACATATG